GCCAGCAAAACAACTAGTGGAACCATTACGATCGCAACCGCTGGCACGTATCAAAGCACTGGTCTGACTGCGACTTTTGATAGCAGCACTGATTATCAGACCGCGCTGGGCACGTCTGACACCTTTGCAATCAAGAACGACAGCGGCGCAACAAAGCTGTTTCAGGTGCAGGCCAGCATGGATGCTTATGCCGGTAACAATCACACGCTAGGAATCAAGCTGGCCAAGAATGGCGTCGGCATTGACCAGTCTGAATGTCGCGCATTCTCAGGATCAACTGGGCAGATTGCCAAGCTGTTTTGCTTTTGGATGGTTGAGCTAGTTGATGGTGACGAGGTGGCGCTGTATGTGGCCAATATCAACGACACGACCACCATTCAATTTCAACGCGGGCGAATCAGTGCCATTGAGGTGAAGGCATGACGACAAGGCGTGAGCTGATTCTTGCTCGACTAAAAACTAATCTTGACGCCATCACCGGGGCAACCGTTTACCGCAACCGCGTGGAGCCATTGGCGCGTGGTGAGGTTCCTGCTGTCATTGTCGAGCCAATCAGTGACGAGCCAATTGAAGAATTTTCAAGCAAGCTCCAATGGACGTTTCGCGTTCGCGTCACTGTATTGGTTCGCGCTAATGCACCAGGCAACGCCGCTGATGCCTATGTAAAACAAGTGCATGACGCAGTGATGTCTGACACCACGATCAATGGCTACGCATTAGACATCGACCCTGCGACAACAGATTTTAGTTTTTTTGATGCTGACGTTCCTGTAGGCATTATCGCTATGGATTATTTGGTCAAATATCGCACCAACCGCGTTGATCTCACTAGCGCATAGATGGGCGGCTGGGGCCGTCGTTAAACTTAGACTGAAGACAAGATTTTTAGTGCCGGAGCCTGACTAATGGCAAAGCTCGCCCGCGTGAGGTCAATCCTCGCGAAAGAAGAAGTTACTTACGGCACTGACCCGACGCCGACTGGGGCTGATAACGCAATTCAGGTCTCTGCACTTGAAATTAATCCTGCGGAGTCTGACATCCTTTCCCGCGACCTTATTCGTGGTTATTTGGGCAACAGCCCTCAGCTGATCGCAAACACTCGCGTGACCGTTACGTTCACGGTTGAATATGCAGGCTCGGGCACTGCAGGCACTGCCCCCCAGTACGGTCCTCTTCTGAAGGCTTGCGGCTTCAGTGAAACCGTTGTTGCAGCCACGTCTGTGACTTACGCGCCGCTCTCGACCTCGCCTTATTCCGTCACGATGTACATCGACAACGATGGCATTCGCCACATCGTGACTGGTGCGCGCGGGTCTTTTACCGTCAGCTTGAACGCTAACCAAATTCCTGTTTACAACTTCACGTTCACGGGGCAGTACAACACCCCGACTGATACAGCATCACCAACCCTAACCTTTCAAAATCAAGCCATTCCACAAATCTTTAACGACACCAACACAACATCGTTTGAGATGTACTCCGAAACTGGCTTGGTACTTCAGTCAGTAGAGCTTGACCTTGGCAACGAGGTCGTGTATCGCGAATTGGTCAACTCCGATAAAGAAGTCCTGATCAGCAGCCGTGCGGCGACTGCCAACTTTGTGATTGAATGCCCAACGATTGCCACTGCGGATTTCTTCGCATTGGCTGTGGCTGGCACCTTAGGCAACCTCAGCATTGTTCACGGCACATCAGCTGGCAACATCATCACGCTGAGTTCGCCCGCAACCGGATTGTCGCTAGGCAAACCGACTTACTCTGAGGATCAGGGGATTGTGATGTTGAACCTTCCGACTACTATGGTCCCAAGTGATTCCGGCAATGACGAAATCACAATCGCCTACACCTGATCTGCATGTCCTTTGTCCTTAAAAAGGTCTCTTCTTACAAGTGGCCTGTCGCCGTTGAAATCCCTGTCGATGGTGGCAAGTTCAAGAAAGAGACCTTTACAGCAATTTTCAAACGGATCAGCCGGTCTGAGTTCAACAGTTTGATTGCTGAAGGCGAAGACGCCCTGGTGGATGCCATTGTTGTCGGTTGGACTGGCATCAAAGACGAGGATGGCGAGGATTTGCCATTTGACGACACGACAAAAGCGCAGTTGTTTGACGACCCTTTCGTTTTGAAAGGATTGATCAATGCCTACGCCGATAGCTTTCAGGGAGCGCCGGCAAAAAACTAAAAGATGCCGCCCGCCATTGGTGCGAAGCGGGCGGCAAATTTGCTGAAAACTATGAAGACCTGATGGCCCAGGGCATGGACCCTGGCGAAATCAACGCGATGCGCAAAGCGGCTAAAGCTGCGCAATTTGAGGTATGGGAAGAGAACTGGCAGGCTCTGCAGGTTTTCTTGCAGTGCCAAACTCAATGGCGGGTTTCAATGGGTGGGTTGATAGGTTTGGACTATGCAGCAGTTGCATGGGTGCTTAAACTGTATGAGATAGATGACCAGCGTTCGACGCTTGAAAAAATTCAAGTCATCGAAGCTGCTGCTTTGCAAGTGTTGAACAACTAGGTCGCCAGCATGATTGAAAATTCTCTGCTCAGAATTAAAGCTTCTGTCTCTGGAGACAATGAGATTAAGCGCCTTGGCAATACGATGCAAGGCGTGCAAGGTAAAGTTAAAAATTTACAAAGTGGCGTCGGCAAATTAGCTGGTGCGTTTCGGGCGTTATTTGCTGCAGCAGCTGTTTCAGGTTTTGCAGCTTATGTCAAATCTGCCGCTGACACCGCTGATGCTTTTGGCAAGCTTGAGGTTCGCACTGGTATTGCAGCAGAAAAGCTGGTGGGTTATGTGCAAGCCGGCAAGCTTGCTGACGTAAGCCAGAAACAACTTGTCACTGGCTTGCGTACCTTGGCGCGAACGCAATCTGAAGCAGCAGAAGGTACAGCCAGCTACGCAGAAGCCTACGCGAAACTGGGCGTATCAGTAAAAAATGGCGACGGAACCCTCAAAGCTTCCGACAAGCTGCTAGGTGAAATCGCCGATCAGTTTAAGGATCTGCCTGACGGCCCAGAAAAGGCCGCCCTGGCGATGGACCTATTTGGCAAGTCTGGCGCAGACATGATTACGCTGCTGAATGGCGGTAGCGCATCGCTTGAAGAATTTAATTACAACTTGAGCGACAAATTTGCTCAAAATGCTGAATATTATAACGACCAAATCACTAAACTAAGTTTTGCATTTGAAGGGTTTCAGATGCAGCTAATGGATGCGCTTATGCCGGCGCTGATTTCCATTACTGAAGTGTTTGCTGAATTATTTAACACAGAAGCCGATTGGAAAGCGCTATTCTCCGTCATCGAGTTTGGATTGCGCGGCGTTGCAATTGCCACTTTGACTGTTGTTAAGGGCGTTGAAGAAACAATCAAGGCGGTGCAAATTGCCTTCCAGATCTCTCAAGCGGCCTTGTCTGGTGATTTGGGCAAAGCTGTTCAGCTAGGAAAGGATTACGGGCAAGGCTTTGTGGATCGACTTGGTACTAGTGGTTCCCAATTCAACAGATTGCTGTTTGGCCAAGGCGAGGCGCCTGAAGGTTATGGCCGGCGAGGCGGCAGACCCTTCCAAGTTGGCGATACCGTTGGCGGTGACACAGCAAAGCAAGTTAAAGCAGCGAAAGAGCGCAGAGTCATGCTGCAAGAAGTTTTTAATTTAGAAAATGCAATTCTCGACGCACGCGAACAGCAAAATGATTACGCGCAAGTTTTAGCCGAGTTAAATCTTGCCATTTTTCAAGCCAACCAAAAAATGGTTGATGATCCATTGGCTGGTGCCCTTGCTTTGCGCAAAGCTGAAATCAACGCCAATGAACAGATTTTGGCAATTGACCAGCAACGTGTTGAACAAGCTGAAGCGTTAGAGGAAGCGTTCAAGCGTTTAGGAACAGATCTTGCTGATCTGTTGCCTGAATCACAAAATTTAGACGAGCTTTGGAAGTCAATCGGCAGCACGATCACTTCTAGCGTGACTGGCGCTATTGAGGGTGCAATATTTGAAGCAAAAACTTTGCAGGAATCATTGACTGGAATTTTGCGCTCACTAGCAAGAGTTTTTCTGCAATTTGGGACCAAGACTCTAATTGGAGGCTTGTTTCCAAGTGCCAATGGCAATGTATTTGCGCAGAACAAAATCGTTCCCTTCGCTTATGGCGGAGTGGTAAACAAGCCAACGCTATTCCCGATGGCAAATGGCACCGGCTTGATGGGCGAAGCTGGGCCTGAAGCAATCATGCCGCTTCGTCGTGGTGCAGACGGTCGCCTTGGCGTTGAAGCTTCTGGTGGTGGCACAAGCGTAGTTGTCAATGTGAATGCGCAGGGCACAAGCGTTCAAGGTGATGAAGGAAAAGGTCGTCAACTTGGTTCTGCCATTTCTGCCGCTGTTCAGGCAGAATTGATAAAGCAGCAACGACCTGGAGGACTCTTGGCACGCTGATGGCTACTTTCGACGACACTACAGTTGGCGCAAATACCACTCCAGATTTTGCGGCACAAAAAAATTCACAGCCACGGCAGCGCAAGGTTGTTTTTGGTGATGGCTATGAGCAGCGTTTAAGTTTTGGCTTGAATCAGAACCCCAAGCAGTGGTCATTGACTTGGAGATATTTGACCACAGCAAACGCTACGGCGATTGAAGCGTTTTTTGATGCACGGGCCGATGACGCTGCTTCGTTTGATTGGACCCCGCCAGACACCACAACGTCTTACAAGTGGTTGTGCGACGAATGGCAGCGCGAATTGGTTGCGGCAAATCGCGAAACTATTACTGCGACTTTCCGCGAGGTCTTTGAGCCTTAAACTACAACCAAGAGGATTTCACCATGAGCACCATCGTCACTAGAGCTGGCAAAGGCTCACCACTTACTCACACCGAAGTTGACGCCAACTTCACCAACCTTAATACAGATAAAGCTGGTTACGTAGCTGGCGAAGGTGGCACAGAAACGCAAGCCACCAGCAAAAGCACGGGCGTCGCGCTTAGCAAAAAGTGCGGTCAAATCAGGATGAACGCAGCGCCACTTGCTGCTGACACAACCGTGACTTTCACGCTGACTAACACCGAGGTTGCTGCTACCGACATCATTGTTCTCAACCATGTCAGCGGAGGCAGCGCTGGGTCGTATCTTCTGAACGCTCAGGCTGGATCGGGTTCCGCAAGCATCAATGTTCGCAACATTACTGGTGGTGCGCTATCTGAAGAAATCGTAATCGGCTTTGCAATTATTAAAGCTGTAGTTAGCTGAACATGGCTTACGTTGTCTCCGGTTACTGGGATGTCGGTTATACCGACACTGAATCTAGTGCGGCGATAACTGGTGAGCTGCAGGGAATCAATCCAACTGCAATCATTGAGCTATTTCAGCTCGAACTAAACGCCAACCAGCACGGTGTAAACCAGACTTACTATTTCCACAACGGTACTAAACAAAATTCTGGCAACAATTTAGTATTTGGTGGCACAATTTACATAGCGCTGCCGATTGAAGCCGATGGCTTTGCATATTCTGGTCAAGGTAGTTTGCCAAGGCCAACGCTAAGGGTTAGCAACATCCTCAGCACAATTACGGCACTGCTAGCGACATTGCCCAACGGCTTGGAAGGCGCAAAAGTTACTCGACTTCGCACCCTAGCTCGTTACATCGATGACGCAAATTTTCTTACTGCCTTATCGCCATTAGCGACGCAAAGTGGCGACATATTAACGGCGCAAAATGGTGATACTTTAATTGGTGTTTTACAAACGGGGAATCCTTACGGCACGCCCGATGCAACTGCTTTGTTCCCGTTAGAGGTTTATTACGTTGACCGAAAATCAACCGAAAATCGAAACTTAGTCGAGTTTGAGCTTGCCAGTAAATTTGACCTTGCAGGTATTCGCGCACCTAAGCGTCAGTGCATCAGCCGTTGTCAGTGGGTGTACCGATCTGCAGAGTGCGGTTACACAGGCACCAACTATTTTGACGCCAA